TAAGCGCCGCTCGTCGTCAGGAACTCAAAGACGACATTATGGAAGACATCCACGACCTACAAGTACGGGTCAAGTTGATGGAGGAGCGCAACAAATGATGACAATGATTAGCACGTTCCTGTCTTTCCTCGCAGGTGGACTGCCTAAGATCCTTGAGATCTTCCAAGACCGGCAGGACAAGAAGCACGAGCTGGCTCTAGTCGCAGCCCAAAAGGAGCGCGAATTGGCTCTGGCTGAACGAGGCTTCATTGCTCAAGCTCGGGTCGAAGAGATTAAGTTGGAGCAGGTTCAGGTTCAGTCCGCAGCCGAAGAGCGGGTAGCCCTGTATCAGCACGACATGGAAATCGGCAAAGGCGCATCGCAGTGGATGATCAATCTACGGGCTTCGGTTCGTCCGGTCGTTACCTACATCTTCGTGCTGGAGCTGGTCGCCATCAATATCGCTGGTGTGTGGTACGCCTACAACACAGGTGTCCCATTTGCCGCTGCGATGGCTGAAGTGTTCTCGGATGACGAGATGCTGATCCTGTCGTCAATCATTGCCTTCTGGTTTGGAACACAGGCGTTTGGCAAGAAGTGAAAGTAAGTCCTGAGCTTATTAAACTTGTAAAACACCATGAGGGTTTCAGAACCCGTCCGTACCAATGTCCGGCGTTAATCTGGAGCGTGGGGGTGGGTCACGTAATAGATCCTGCTCACTTGGCGGTGAAGTATGAGGAGCGCCGGAATCTACCGATACCCGAGGGCTGGGACCGGGTTCTCACGATGGACGAGGTGGACCGGATACTTTCTCAAGACCTTGGCCGGTTTGAGCGTGGTGTGGTTCGACTTTGCCCTGCTGCTGTTGGCCGTCAGGGAGTCTTCGATGCTCTCGTATCTTTTGCCTTCAACGTGGGCCTCGGCAATCTCCAACGCTCTTCCCTTCGGATGAAAACCAACCGGGGTGAGTTCGATAAGGCGGCGGAAGAGTTCATGAAATGGACTAAGGCGGGGGGACGGGTACTCCCTGGTCTTGTCAAGCGCCGTCAAGATGAGCAGAGGCTATATTTATCTTAATTAGGGTATAATCGTGCCCAAATAGTCTTGCCTGACTGGTAAGACGCGGGACTAAGGAGAGGTGTATGCCTGCGTCGATGACATTTACCAGTTTGCAAGTGGACATCCGGAACTACCTTGAAAGAGGTGGTGCGACGGACCCTATTGTCTATGAGCAGATCCCCCGGCTGATCACCCTAGCCGAGCGGCGGATTGCGCGTGAACTGAAGATTCAGGGATTCCAGACGGTGGTCAATACGACCATGCAATCTGGGGTAGCGGTCTATGCCAAGCCGGATCGCTGGCGCGACACTATCAGCATCAACTTTGGCACCGGGACGAACAACAACGTCCACACGCCGGTTTTCCCGCGATCCTACGAATACGTCCGTAGCTACTGGCCGAATGAGACAACGACCGGTCAGCCACTGTTTTATGCCGATTACGATTACAAGCACTGGATCTTCGTGCCGACCCCGGCTGCGGATTACCCGATGGAGATCCTGTATTACGAACTGCCGCCGCTGTTGGACGACACGAACCAGACCAACTGGCTGACCGAGTTTGCGCCGAACCTGTTGCTGTACGGGTCGCTGGTGGAAGCCACGCCGTTTGTGAAGGACGATCAGCGCGTTCAGTTGTGGCAGACCTACTACGACCGGTCGCTGGCTGCGCTCAATGGCGAAGACCTCCAGAAGATCGTTGATCGGTCCACGAATCGCCGGGAGGCATAAGTGACTACTTATACAAACACCTTCGGTGGGACGAACATCTACCCGAGCGATGTCTCGTACCGCTACGTATCGCTGACGATTGATCAGGTTCTGGACTGGCCTTTAGAGGCTGCCCCGAGCACCGATGTCGTTGCGAAGATCATGGACGTTAACGCGACAACGACCAGCCTTGTCATCACGATGCCGGATGCGACCGAAGCCGGTACGGGTGAGACGGTTCTCTTTAACAACGTTGGCGCAAATACGTTCACGGTTAAGACCGCCACCGGTACCGTCATCTGCGCACCGCAATCAGGCACGACGTTTCAGATTTACCTGACTGATAACAGTACTGTTTCTGGTACGTGGCGTTCATTCCAATATGGCGCTTCTGTATCGGCTACGAATGCTGCTGCGTTGGCTGGTCTTGGTATTAAGGCAATTGCAACGACTTTAAATCAGTCTATGCCGGTTACTGCAATCAGCACCAATTACACAAGCGGTACAAGTGATCGTGCCAAGGTTTTGGTGTGGACGGGTGGTGCTGGAACCATTTCGTTTGACACCGCCCCTTCTTTGGGAAGTGATTGGTTCGTTAACATTCGAAACAGCGGCACAGGCGATCTAACTTTAGATCCAAGCAGTTCAGAATCAATCAATGGCGCAAGCACATTGGTGTTGTCGCCGGGTGATAGCGCCATTGTTGTAACAGACGGCGTGCAGTTCTGGACGATTGGTTTCGGTCAGTCTGCGGTTTACGCATTCAGCCTGCTTCAGATAGACGTTTCTGGCAGTGGTAACTACACCCTATCAGTGGCGGAACTTAATAAGACGGCTTACATATTTACGGGAACGCTGACGGGTGATCGTGACATCATTGTTCCGAATACAGTTCAGCAATACTGGGTTAGCAATCAAACCAGCGGGTCTTATACTCTTGGTATAAGAACTTCTGGGCAAGCAAGTCCAGGGGCTAGTGTTCCTTCTGGCGCAAGAGCTATTTTGTATTGCGATGGCACTAATGTGGTTGATGCGGATACGGCAACGATTGCACTGCCCATTACAATTGCTCAAGGTGGAACTGGTGCTACAACAGCCAGTGGTGCGCGCACAAACCTAGGTGCAACTTCAATTGGTAACGCGGTATTTACGGCTGCAAATACAACTGCTGCGCAAGTTGCATTGGGGTTAAGCCCCATTGAGGGCGGTACGTACTAATGCCGCTTCAGCCGGTCATTGTTCGCTCTGAACCTGGTATAAAACGAGACGGTACCAAGTTCGAAGGCAATTATTACGTTGACGGACAGTGGGTTCGATTTCAGCGTGGACTGCCCAGAAAGATAGGCGGGTATCGTGCGCTTCAAGATCGTTTGGACGGTATTGCTCGTGGTATGCATATCCACAATCATAATGCATATACATACGTGCACATTGGAACGTCGGATGGTGTGTTCCGATTTCGGCTAGATCAGAACGGTTTATCCAGCATTGTTACAAATAGAACTGACCCATCATTTGTTTCAAACGAAAACAACATGTGGCAGTTTGATGTGGCGTTTAACACCACAAATAATCAGAACGAGATTCTGGCGCATGTTGCTCCGAACGTAGAAGACATCTCATCGGATGCTCCTGGGCAGTTGTATGTTGGATATGACAACGGTACTGCTCCGCTAACTCCAGTTCCGTCGCTGACTATTTCTGGCGGTATTGTTGCGCTGGCTCCGTATGTATTTGCGTATGGATCAGACGGCTTCATCCAGTGGAGTCGCGCTGGTTATACGGATAACTGGAGTGGCGGTGATGCGGGTTCTGCGCGTATTACTAGTCAAAAGATCGTCAAAGGTCTTCCGCTTCGATCCGGTGCCGGTAACGCGCCCTCGGGTTTGTTCTGGTCTTTGGACTCCGTCATCCGCGCTACGTATGTGGGTGGTGCTTCTGTATTTCAATTTGACACCATCACATCGCAGTCCAGCATCCTGTCATCACAAAGCGTGATTGAGTACGACGGTATCTACTACTGGTGTGGTGTTGACCGGTTCTTGATGTTCAACGGTGTGGTTCGCGAAGTTCCAAACAGTCTGAACTTAAACTGGTTCTTTGATAACTTAAACTACGCTCAGCGCCAAAAAGTATTCGTGTTTAAAGTTCCGCGTTGGGGTGAGATCTGGTGGTGTTATCCGCGTGATAATGCAACCGAGTGCACTCATGCTGTGATTTACAACGTGCGTGAGGATACGTGGTACGACACCGCTCTTCCAAATAGCGGACGCTCTGCTGGCATGTACGCTCAGGTCTTTAGCTCGCCGCTCGTGGTGGGTGTCATTGATACTGAGACAACCGCTTATCGCGGAACACAAACAACCGAGTTACGTATAACCGAAGACGGCCAGCCTCGCATCATAAACGACCCCAAAGGCTACGTGGTGTGGCAGCATGAGTACGGTACCGATGAGATTAACGGCACTCAGATTCGTCCGGTGCAGTCGTACTTTGAAACGGCGGACATGTCTCTGCTAACTTCGGATCAGCCTCAGAATATGGCGGTTCGCGTGGAGTACATGGAGCCAGATTTCGTGCTGTCTGGCAATATGACGGTGCAAGTAACCGGTCGTGCTAACGCTAGAGCCGGTGAAGTCACGAGCGATCCGCAGACGATCTATGCAACGCTGACCGACCGACAGCAGCAGTTAGTATACTTCCGCGAAATCCGTCGTGAAATGAGATTCCGGTTTGAGAGTAATACGCTGGGTGGTAATTACCAGATGGGTCAGATTATTGCTCACATCGAACCGGCTACGGGTACGGTGCTTGGAGAGAATCCATGAGAACGCATCGCATCGTAGATCCGCGTGGTATGAAGTTGCAGTACTGGGCAGATACGCTCTGCCTAGATTTGGACGAATATGCGGTAATCCCGCAGTTGTATAAAGAAGATGAATGGCAAAATTGGGCGGCGGGTTTGATTAGCATAAACGGCATTTCGCAGTTGAATCCTCCGTCGCCTTATCAGTTTGATGACTGGCGTGAATGGGCGCTTCGCTTCTATCAAGTTTTGGACTAGGTGAACTATGGCTAACTATTACACTTATGGAACGGTTCCGGATGTGGATGAGACTGTCTACGGGAACCCTATTAGCTATGGTGGATTAG